CAGCTCCGCGGCGAATCCGCGGAGCTGCGCAACGACCGAGATTTCTAGCCTGCCGGCTTCCTCGGTGTCACCCGGCTGGGTCACCTTCCTGGACCACCCTCACGCGGCCGGCGGCCGCCATGCGGCGCGCCATATCCAACAGCGTCACTGACCCGGGGGTGGTCTGTGGTCTGTCGGGCCGCGGCACCTTGATGGGCTCCCGGCGCCGTCGGTCCGCGGTGAGCACCGAAGTCTCCTCGAGGAGGAGAGCGAGGAGCTCGTGAGTCAGGTCCCAATGCGGGGCCTGCGGGTTCCTCTGGCGTGTGGCTGCCTGCTCTGGAAGTGCCCGTAGGTGCGCCCGGAGCAGGCGGAGCCCGATCAGGTCTGGGTGCGTAGCCGGGAGCCAGACCCGGCGCGCGTCAACGCCTTGCGCACGGAGGTCCGACTCGATGTACCTCCACCGTTGCTGGAGGAGGTACCGAAGCCCAATGCTTCCCCCAGGCTCACCCCGTAGACCGACCACGCGAACTTGGCCACCTTGATGTAGTCCGGGATGGACGGGTTCTTCGACCGCCACCGCGGCCACTGCTCCTCGCCGATGAGCCGCCGGAACACCTCGTGGATCGCGTCGAGCAGGTTCACCAGGATCAGCGGCCGCTCACGAACCTTCGCGAACAGATCGGTGAGGTCGGCGCTGTCGGGGTCGGCCGGGTTTCCTTCCGCCGCAAGGTCGACGAGGATCGTGATCAGGTCGTCCAGCTTGTGCTCGAACAGCGGGTCGAGCACCGCGGCCGGCAGCTGGACGGGAAGCGTGAAGGTCTCGCCGCCCAGCTTGATTCGCGGCGGCTGGGCGTTGGCCTCGCGCCGCGCGGCGTCCAGATCCAGCTCGTACTCGTCCATCGTGGACATACCAGGGGGGTCCTTCCTCTTCGTGTGGTGGTTCGGCTCGGTCGACTACGCCACGGCCAGAGCGGGGTCGTTGGTGAGCAGGTACCAGTCGTCCTGCCCCTCCGCGCCGAGGATCGACAGCCGCAGCGGCAAACGGGTCTCAGGCTGCTTGTTCAGCTGCAACTCGACCTCGGACCGGTTGAAGCAGCGGGCGGCGCAGAACCTGTAGTGCTTGGGCCCGTCGTAGACGTCGAGGACCGCGGATACCTCGGTACGGCCACCGAACGCGGGCGGCCTGTATCGGTAGAGGCCATCGCCCTCGTTGGTGATGGTGCCGCCGCCGAAGACTGCCTTGAGGTTGTCGCCCTTCCACTCCATGAGCTCAATGTCGATGCCGGCCGCGGTAGAGACCTGCATGATCATCACCGGGTAGTCGGACTGGTGGGCCATGACCGATTGGAACTCGGGCGTGACCCGGAAGCGAGCCGACTCCTGGTTCGTGTAGCCAACGTCGAACCAGCCGGTTCCTGGCTGGCTGAGGTCGGAAGGCATGGTGGCGCCAACAGCTGCAAGCCAGAGCCTCACCAGCTTGGCCTGCAACAGGTTCGCGGGGTTCGGACCGGTCATGGTGATGGCTGCCTCTCATCTGGTTGGCGGACGAGAGGCACGCTAAGGACGCGCCCAGGCTTACGTCCTGGGCGCGGGATGCTCCACTGTAGTCACGCCGGCCGGAGGTGCAGGGTGACGGTGTGCGCCCAGCAGGGCTGTTTGGTCGCCTGGTCCGGTTGCCACCGGGCGGTGCCGACCGTGTGGGCGTGGATGACGACGGGCTGGCCCGGCTCCTCGATCTCGCGTGCCATGCGCAGCACGTGCTCGACCGCCTGGTAGAGCAGGCGGCGAAGCTGCTCGGACCCGGGGCTGCCGTCGAGATCGCCCCACATCTCGATGTTCACCTCGCCGATGAGGCGGGTGTCGAGCACGCCGTCGTCGCCGCCCGCGCTGGGCGCCACCCGAAGGTGGGGGTAGGGCGGCTCGTTCAGCCCGCTCACCCGGGCAGGGTCGACTCCGCCCATCGCGGCGAGCAGTTCCGTGTTCGTCTGGAGTCTGGCGAGGACGATCCGCACGGGATCGACGTCAGCGAAGCTCACCATGGCCGGCTCCTACAGGCCGAGGCGACGCTTGATGGCGCGCAGAACTCGCCCGAGCCAGCGGGTTCCGTTGTCGTGGCCGTTGCCGAACTCCGACTCGGCGATCCGTGGCCCGGTGACGATCACCTTGCCGGTGACCTCCGTGCCGTTGACCCGCACGTCGGTGCGGATGTCGTGGATGATGCCGCCCTGCCGGATGTGCAGCTTGCACCGGCAGTTCGCGGTCAGGCCAGGTGACGCCTCGGGGTCGCGTGGTTCCCGCAGCCACTGGGTCGGGCCGACGTCGTAGTGCTGCCGGTCGTAGTTCGGGCTGGGCAGGAGGAACCGCAGGTTCATAGGGATCTCGGTGCCGTGCACCAGCCGGTGCTCCGGGCGAACGTTGTGGTCCTCCATCGTGACCCACACCTTGGTGTCGGTCGCGGTTCGCTTGGCCTCCCGCACGAGCTCCTCGGTGATGCGGTTGACCCGCTTGGCGACCAGCCGCGCGACTTTGTAGTCCAGGTCGCGGTCGGGAACGAACGTCGTCACAGCGGACCTCCTGGTTGGCCGCGGTCCGGGTCCGGCGGGTCCTGCCGCGCGGTGACCCGTACGTGGTCAACGTCGGGGTGGTCGGGTACAGCGCTGAGCCGGGGCTCGCCGTAAACGACCCACCGACTCCCGTCCTCCCGCTCCACCGTGTCGCCGGCGTGCACCGGCCACACCGACGGGTCGAGCCGTAGAGACCAGGACCCATCCGGCTGCTGGCCCGCAGCCCCGTCAACGAACTCGGTCCACGTTCCACCACCGGGCACCGGGAGGCCGTGCCCGTCCCGCGGCTGCGGGTGCGGCAGTCTCAGCACCCTGTACCGGCCATCGGCGAGCACCACCACCATCAGTCCGCCCTCGCCCTCGCCCGCATGGCCTCCCACTGCGCGACCGCCCGCGCCGCAGCTGCCCGCACCTTCGGTGACACCTTCCCGCCGCCGCGCGCCCAGCGCCTCATCGTGGCGACCGCGACCGCGATCGCCCTCGAGGTCGACATGCCGCGCCGGCGCAGCGCGTTGGCCACGATGCGGATGTAGCGGGGGAGGCCGCCTGCCCGGTCGACCCAGTTCTGCCGCCCGCCTGGTGTTCCCAGACGAGCGTCGTCACCGACTCGCCCACCAGGGGTGATGGTGAGCGCCTTCGACTCCTCGATGATCGCCGCCTCGAGCTCTGCATCGCTGGGCAGTTCAATGCGCTCAGCGTGCAGCGTCGGTACGAGCAGGACGGCCATGGTTGGCACGGTACTGGCGGGGCGGGGGTTGCGTACTCGCTACTGTCCACGGGCGAGGGTAGCCAGGATGCCGAGGGTGAACTGGCGCAAACCAGGGCCGGCGTCGTACTCCGGCACCACGCGGAAGAGCTCCTCGATGCCAGCCGAGAACACCTCCCAGTGCAGGCTCGCGGGATCGTCCGGCTCCGGCAGCCCGTCCTCAATGTCCTCGTACGTCTTGCCCACGTAAGGATCGATCCAGTCGTCCGGGTAGACCCACTCGCCTCGCGCGTAGTGGCTGCCACCCGGCAGATCCTGCCGGTCGCGCGCCAGCTCGAGGTTGCCGTCGGGTCCGGTTGCACGGCGGCGTAGGTAGCTGAACTCGAGCTCCTTTAGCCCCGGGACCATCTGCTCCATCCGATGCGCGAGCTCGTGCACCATCGTCTCGAGCGCGTAGTCGCCGAAGCCGTCGGACGGCACCTGGTCAGCCTCGGTTGGCAACACACCAAGCAGCTTTCTGTCCGGATAGTAGGAGCCTCGAGCGTCGCCGGTCACGTAGAGCTCGTCCTGCGCGGACAGTCGCAACCAGTCGCTCGGGAAGAACTTCTCCGCGGCCTTCAGTCGCTCCCTCCAGTCGGAGCGCAGCGGCACAGGGCTGCGCCCGTACCACTCGGTGACGTACGTGTGCGAAACGCCGCCCATCTCGCGGAGCTGAGAGAGCAGCGCGAACAGGATCTGCTGCCGGCGTTGGGCCAGTTGAGCCCGGGCCGGAGTGCGCTTCGGAAGACCTCTGACGCCCTCCTCAGTCACCACGATGGGACCGGTCACCGGGGCCAGATCCTCCGGGGTAAGCAGAGCCTCAAGTCGCTGGATCTCCGGGTCTGCCCGGTAGGCGGCCTGCAACGCCTCGTCCAGTGCCGCGCCAGCGTCCAGCACGGCGTCGAGGTAGCGGTGGTACGCCTCCGGCGGCATCTGCACGCCGTTGGCGTCTTCCTCGTATCGAGGCCAGAGTTCCTCGGGCATGTCCGGGTCCAGGTCGGGGTTGCGGGTTCGGGCCTCTCGTTCGACCCGGCGGAGAGCGGCCTCGAGGTTTGCAAGCTCTCGCCGTTCCCTGGTGAGCACGTAGTCGTTGGCTACACGCATGTCGATCTCGTCGGCAGACAGGCCGTACTCCCGAAGCTGTTCCGTCAGCTCCTGTTCCCGCTGAGCAATCCGTCTGCGGGTGTCCTCCATCTGCGCCCGGACCTTCGCGACGCGACGCTCGCTCTCTTTCTGGGCTGGAAAGTAGTGGCCCCGGGCAGACATCCAGTCAGCACGACTGGCCGGAAGGACGGCACGGGCCGCCTCGATGCGAGCCCGTTGGGCTCTGGTCAGCCGTGGGCCGCTCGACTGCCGCCGGGTCGTTGCCCGGCTGGGCGCGCGGCCGGTGGCCGGGCTTGCCGCCCCCAGCTTCCGGATGAACCGGCCACGCCAGTCTCGTGGATGCAGTTCTTCTCGCCACACGCGAGCCTTGGTCCAGGCTGGGAAAAGCAGAACGCCCACACCGACCTCCTCCGGTTCGGAGAGGACGGTATGGGCGTTGGAGGCCTTGCGTACTAGTGGATGGCGCCGGGGTTAGCTGTGACTCTTGGGAGATCCGGTGGGGTGCCGGTCACGGTCACAGGGCCCGGGATGATGCGGAGTGCCTGCAGGTACAGCCACGCCTCGTCACGGGGTCCGGTGGGCATGTAGAGCGGCCCCGTCGGTGTCATCGGCACTGGCCGGCCCGCCTGCTCCACGCACTCTTGGTGCGTGATCCGGTCTGCGGTCCAGGTCCCCTTGTCGTCAACTTGGAGAAACCGGCCGTCAGGCCCCGCTACCTTCCACTTCGGCACCCCATCAGCGTACGCCGATTATGGCGTAGCGCCGGCCGGCACCTCGGTGTCGAGGTCGGGCACCTGGGGTGGTGTGCCCGTGATGGTGTGCGGGCCGGGGATCATGTGGAGCGCGAGCAGGTACAGCCCGACCTCATCGTCGGGGCTGGTCGGCTGGTAGGCGGGCCCGGTTGGCGTGACCGGCACAGGCCGGCCAGCGAACGGCAGCACGTCGATGGTCGTGGTGGGATCGGCCGAGACAGACTTGCCGTCGTGGGCCATCCACCGACCCTCGCTGCCCTCTACACGCCAAGCCATGGCTCACCCCCAATCGTGGGGGTCGACTGCCCCCACACACATCGTATCCGAAAGCGATTGAACCGATAATCACTCAGGTCGATTGGAGAGCGATGAGCCGATACATCCCACCCGGCGGGGGACCGACCCGCGTCGACCCAGGCGACCTCACACCACGGCAGCGGCGGGCCCTCCGGCGCCTCGCCCGCCGTCCGCAGCGACCGACCGCTCGGAAGACGATGCGGGGCGACGCCGACCGTACGTCGCCCCGCACCCTAGACCCCCCCGGGCTGGCCGAGCACGATACGGACCGGTGACAGGTTGTGTCCTGTCGTACAGGCGATCTAGCCTGCGCTTGTGTCGCTGCTCGTCGTGGAAGGGCCGGTACCTGGGTGGGTCGATGAGCCGCCACCGCGACCCGAGGATCTGACCGATCCGCTCGCGCAGAGGCTGTACGCCAAGGTCGAGGTGGCGGCGGCCCCCGCCGGGCGGTGGTTCATGGGCGCCTGCTGGCGCTACACCGGCAACACCAGCGGCGGGTACGGCCGAATCAAGGTGGGCGGCAAGCTGCGCCAGGCGCACCGGGTCGCGTGGGAGCTGGAGCACGGCCCCATCCCGCCCGGGCTAACCCTCGACCACATCTGCCACGAGCCGACCCTCTGCCCGGACTGGCGAGTCTGCCCACACCGGCAGTGCATCCGGCCCGACCACCTCGGCCTGGTGAGCCGACCGGTCAACGCCACCCGTAACCTGTCCCCGCCCGCGATCTACGGCCGGGCCACCCACTGCGTGCACGGACACGAGCTGGCCGGCGCGAACCTCGTCATCCGGTCGCGCAAGCCGCGCCGGCCGGGCGAACGTCGCCGGCCGCGCCGCGACTGCCGCACCTGCCTGCTGCGTCGGTGGCGGGAGTGGAACGCGCGGCTCAACGCGATGGAGGCCGCTCGCGAAGCGGCGATGGCAGCAGCGGCCGTCGGGTAGGTTGATGGTTCTGGTGCGCGAACATAATGGCCTCTGCCAGCCCGGTCGGAATGATGAGCACCCGAAGGTGGGCCCGGGCCCCAGGGTTGATCTCCGAGTGATGGCCGGCGCATACACCGAAGGTGGCGCCGGGGCTGAACGTCCTGGTCTCGATGCGGAGCGGCGTCAGCCCGTCCACCTCGTAGTGGATGCTGGCGGGCGTGGTGCAGTCGGGGAAGGCGCATGGTTCCCAGAGCCGAACCCACTGACGTGGGTTAACGCCGAACCGAGGAAGCTCGCCAAGCTGGAGCTCCAGCGTGAGCGCAGCGTCTCGCAGCTCGTGGTCGTGGTCGGGGCACAGGTCAACAAAGTCGCCCTCGACGAAGACACGGCCAGCCAGCTGGATCGGGTCGCGCACGTAGAAGGCGACGAGGGCGACGCTCGTGCATCCGGGCCGGATGCACGGGTGCCCCTCGCGGCGACGACGTTCGATCAGCTCTCCGACGTTCGGCATGGCGCTGAGCCTACCGGCGGGTCAGGACCCTAGCCCTTCACGCAGGAGTGGAGCGAAGGCGTGCCGCGGGTCGAGTGGCTGACCGGCGACAAACACCTCGCGGCAGTGCGAGCAGACCAGTACCGCAGCGGGCGCGAATCGGTCGTCGTCGGCGACGTCGTACCAGATGAGCATGCCCGGGCAGATGGTCTCGTCGGGGTGCATTGGTGCCCTCAGTACTCGGGTGGTCGGGTCCAGCCGGGCCGGATGTAGACGGTGCGGCCGGCGATGCGCCACTTGTCCATCGTGGACATCGGCGGCACGCCCTCGGCGGTGGTCGAGTCGTTGGTCTTGGGCTCGTCCACGTAGGTAACGGACTGGCCGTCGGCGGAGACGGATTTGATCTGCCGCGGCACCTTCGCCTGGACGACGAGGCGCCGGACGAGCGGGTGGGCGAACGCGGCCGCCTTCTCGATGTACCGGCGGATCGCCACGTACGGCCGCTCGCGGGCGTCGATGCCGCCGATGTACCGCACCGTGTAGAGGCCGGTGGCGATCTCGTCTTCGTCGAGTTCGGCGGTCTCCTCGAGGATCTGGACGATCGGCGGGTGCTCGACGTCGTAGACGAAGGTGCGGCTGTGCTCGTCGTAGATCGCCCGAACGTGCTTCTCGGTGTACTCGGCCGGGATGATCGGCCGGCCCAGGTACGCCTCGACGTCAGCGATGACGTCCTGGATCGCCTCTCTCACGGTGTCGAGCACGCCCTGCTGACTGGGGTCGAGACCGGCGAGACGCGCGACCTTCGCGGGGTCGACAACGAGGGGCGGGTCGGGCTCGGACATGCCGGGCACCGTACCCGCCCCCGAGGTCTACGGTCGTCAGCCGCCGCTCGCGGCCTCCACCGCCTTCTCGGCGGCGAGCATCTGTTGCACGGTCGCCCGGCTGACGTAGCTGCCCGCGGTGAACTTGAGCTGCTGCATCGGGGTCGTCTGCCCGGGCGGCCGGAACTGGATCTCTATGGGCCGGAGCACCTTCACGATCGGCCCCGGGCTCGACAGGTCGAGCGCGTCAGCCAGCTTGAGCGGCCGACCCATGGCGTCAACGAACCCGAGGAAGTCCCCATCGGGGTTCGGCCGCGGCTTGGGCAGCACCGGCGGGGGAGGTTCTGGCACCGGCGGCGGGTCGAGCGGGGCCGCTGGGCTGTCGAGCACAACCTTGCCCGGGTCAGCAACGGCTGCCGCGGCGGCAGCCTTCACCGGAGGAGTAGCGGCCGGTGGCGGTGTCTTCTCCGCCGGGGGAGCAGCCGGTGGCGTCGGGGCCTCCTCGTCGTCCAGGCCGGTGTCGGACCCAAGCTCCTCTCGGGCGATCTGAGCGGCGAGCTCGTCGTCGAGCGCCGCGTCAACGAGCGCATCCGCCTCGGGGTCGCTGTGCTCGCGCGCGAGGAGCTCGTCCGGGTCCGGCCGGCGAGCGGCCGTCCTCCGTGGGCGCGGTGGCATAGAAGCTCCTTCCATGCGGGGGTCGGTGAGCGAAGGTAGGGCCGGCGGGCCGCTAACGGCCATACGCCGGGTTCAGCAGCGCACCAGCCACTGACTGGCACACGCCGATGCCGTAGGCGAAGTCCTCTTCCCACGACGACCGTGGTCTGAACCGCACCAGCACCGCCATGGCCCACGTCTTGGAGACCGCCATGCAGTTGACCCGCCACAGCCCGTCGCGCACGTAGTGGTTCCACCCGTTCTTGATCGCCACCCGGCTCCGCCCCGGCTCGGGCAGGACGTCACGGATGCCCCAGTCACCGATCCGCACGGTCCGCATCGCATCGAGCAGCCACGGAGTCCACTGTGGCCCTGCGGCTCGCCCGTCGGCGATGCAGTCCGCCACCCGGGCGGCGTCCGCGGCGGACACGCTGACGAACGACCAGCCGCCACCGGGGGTGGTGTCGGTCAGGCCGCAGGTGGCGATCATCCGACGGAAGGTCTCGTCACCACCGAGCCGCCGGTACAGGGTCTGGGCCGCCGCGTTGTCGCTGTCCCGGATCATCGTGTCCAGCAGCTCCCCGTCGCCCTCGGTCAGGTGCGGGGTACGCGCCAGGTAATCGGCCGCCAGCCACGCCTTGAGCATCGACGCCGGCCACGTCGTCTCGTGCATGGTGGGCGACCCCCACAGCTGGCCGGTGGCCCGGTCGAGGACCGCGTACCCGACCCACACCCCGTCGTCGATGCGCACGGCCGCGGGCCGGAACCGGCCGGTCGGGGTCGGCGGAGCGAACGGCGACTCCGCGACCGGAGCGGAGAGCGCTACCTGCTCCTGAGCAATGGTGGCGGGGTTCTCCTGAGAGAGCGTGGCCGGGGTCGCGACGAGCGACAGCACCGAGAGCCAGACGACGACGCGACGCCACCATCTGCGGATGTTCGGGTCCGACACGCCGCGGATGATGTCGAGGCCGAGATGCTTGCGTCCCCAATCCGCCCCAGCTAGCGTCTCAATCACGTGGGGCTCCATTGAGGGAACTGCATCCAAGCTCAGCTTGGCTCCACCACCATCCCGGCATTGCTGGACCCCACAACCCCGTCAACCGCGAGCACGTTGAGGGGCAGACCAGATGGTCTGCCCCTCAACGCTTGTTCAGGATCGGCTACTCCTCCAGGCTGCCCTTCACGAACGCCTCGGGCCGGTCCACCGTCAGGCAGATCCGCTCGTAGGCGCGGACCGTCACGACGCGCCGCTCGAAGTTGTCCTGGTTCTCGGTCGAGAAGTCGACCTGGGCGCCCCGCCGCTCGAACAGCTGGGCCCCCATGCCGAAGGCGCCGACGAGGTAGGTGCCCTGGGCGATCGCCGTGGTCGGAATGACCCGAGTCCGCCACACCCGGAGGGTGGAGCCGTCCTGGATCGAGGTGACCAGCGTCAGCCGGCCCATGTCGTCCTTCTCGAGCTCCATCTCCTCCCAGTCGAGCGGGTTCACGACCACGCCCGTGGCCTGGTACTCGGCCAGCTGGACGCGGGTGAGAGCCCGCCGGATGGTGGAGGTCATCGGGTCACCGGGGCGGCTGGCCCGGTTGAAGGTCTGCACCCCCGGCGTCTGGAAGATGCCGCGGATGTTGGGGTCCTGGCCGTCGCCGTGCAGGATGTCGTAGTCCTCGGCGAGGCGGAGGCCCTCGCGCATCTTGCCGTCGATCACGTTCCGCAGCCGGGGCTCGTCCTCGAGCACCGTCTGGTGGATGTAGTCGATGTGCCGAATCTCCGAGATCGGGTACGACACGTTCTCGAAGGTGATCTTGGAGCGCGGCGCCTTCCCGAACGTGTCGGTGTCGCCACCGGTCGGCGCGCTCTCCCCGTCGGCCGCGGTGCGCTCACGCACACCCCGGGCCGCGTTGACGAAGCCCGTCTGCCGGATGCCCCAGATCACCGCCGCCGTCGTCTGCTCCGGCGGGAACAGCTCCCGCAGGTGGTACGACCGGTCCGGCTGGACGACGATCGGCCGCTGCATGTCGCTGCCGAACGCCTGCCGGGTCAGCGTGCCGGCCGCCAGGCTCCAGACGTCCTTGGCCTCCATGCCGGCGGTGCTGTCCCACCACGAGGCGTCCTTGATCTCGATCGAGACCGAGTGACGCGACCGGTCGGCGCGCCACGCCTTCCACGCCTCGCTCTCGATGACGGCCTGGCCGATCGACTTGACCGACGGCCCGGCGGGCATGTACGGGTTGGCGTCCACCCCGCTGCCCTCGGGGGCGTCCAGGTAGGACTTGACGCGGTTGCCGGTCTCGATGGCCTTGCACGCCGCCTCGATCTGCTGGATCTCGTCCAGCAGCGCCTTCATGGCCTCGGACTGGCCCTGCGGCAGGACAACGGTGTCGCCCTTGACCTGGATCTGCTGGGTGATGCTGTCCAGCTCGGCTTGCTTCTGGTCAAGGACCTTGCGCAGGTCCTTGAGCGTGTCGGTTGCGGTAGGCACGGTGGTGCTCCTCAGCTCCTCATGCGAACACAGACCCGAATGGATGGGTCGATGACGAGTGGGATGTGCCTGGGTTGCTGTTCGCCGCGCCGCCTGGCCAACACCGGGACGCCCTCGCAGCATCCGCAGCCCGAGGCTGATGCGGCACGCTAGAGGGCGCCCAATGTTTGTGTCTCGTCGCCGGTTCAGGCGATCGGGGCTCGCCCGACAGACGCGAGGAGCTGGTTGAGCTCGTCGACGGACATGGTTTCGACCTGGCCACCGTCCTTGGTGGACAGGTCCCCGGTGCCGTCGCCGTCCACAACCTCGACGTCCTTCTCGGACAGCATGTCGAGGACGTTCTTCACCTCGCCCTCGATGCCGGAAGGCACCGGCACACCGGCACTCGCCGCGAGGACCACCGAGTCCACGATCTCGTTGAGCGCGGAGCGGAGCGCCGCCTTGTCGACCGCGCTGGTGTCCGGCTGCTCGTAGCTCTTGCCCTCGGTGTCGGTCTCGTCGTTGAGGTCCGTGTTCGGCCGGATGACGGTCGCGCTGATCTCCACCGGAACCGGGGTACCGAGCCGAACCTCGGGGACCCCGCTGCTGGAGTCAATGGTGTACTCGACCTCGTAGGTCTCGGTCACCGACGGTCCGCGGTCCGGGGAGATGTGCACGCAGAAGACCGCCCGGTCGGGGTAGGTGCCGATGATCCGCACCCACCAGTGCGGCCTCTCCTCGCTGTCCTCGTCGTCCTCGTCGTACTCGTCGAGCAGGTCGGCGAGGATGTCGTCCCGGACGAGCTCCTCCACCGCGTGCTCGACCCGCTCGCGGGTCTCCTCGTACGAGCCCGCGAGGACCTCCATGAGCTTGACCTCGACCCCATCCAGTCCGTCGGCCACGATCGGGGTCGCGCCTGCGAGCAGGATCTGGTCGTCGGTGGACAGGGCCTTGCCCTGGGCCTGGGTGCGCTTGCGGTGCTCGGCGTTCCACTGCCGGCGCCGCTCCCGCTCCGCGGCCATCACCTTGTCGAACGCCTCCTGCCACTGGCGGCGCCGTTCGCGCTCCTCCTGCTGCAGCCGCTTCTTCTCGTCGCCCTCGGCCGCGTCGATGCGGCGCTCGGCATCGAGCCGGCGCTGCTTCTCGGCCAGCCGCTCCTTGTCCATGGCCGAATCGAAGGCGTCCCGCCGGTCCATCTCCTCGTTCCGGGACGCGATCGCCGCCTCGTCCCGGCGGCTTCGGCTGCTGCCGCCACCGCCGCGGCCCTCCACGAAGCGGGTGTCGCCGGCGAGCACACGGGACAGCCAGTTCTGCGGCAACGCGAATCCGCCACCGCGGCGGGACCGGTCGTCATCGTCGTCATCATCGTCGTCGTCGGCCCACTGGCCACCGTCCGGCCGTCCGGCGGGGACGCGCGGCTGGTTGGGGTCGTACTTCACCTCGGTCGGGTCGGTGACGAAGCCGGTGGGCGTGGGCTCGGCGGGTTCGTCCTTGGTCTCCATGGTGGCCGTGTCGTCCGGTCCGGCGTCCTTGGCTGCGAGGGTCATGGTCAGCGGAGCGGCACCGTGGGCGACGTCAGACCACTCCCACAGGTCGATGTCACGCAGCTCGCGAACGCCGTCCTTCCGCCGGACGGCACCGTTGGGACCGTGCGGGTTGTAGCCGATCGACCACTGGCCCTCGGCACCGAAGAACTTGGCGTCCTCGAAGGCGTCGCGGCCGTCCTTCGTGTTGAGGTTGTACTGGGCCTTGACGTAGAGGGCCCCGGCCTCCTTCGGCCACGGGGTCACGCCGTCGGCCAACGTCTTGGGCAGCCGCGGGTCGCCAGGCATCCACTCCTCGATCACCAACGCCTTGGCGACCTTGCGGGTCTTGTCGTGGTAGCGCAGCCCGATGGGCTTGAGCTGCTTGAGGGTGCGCTGGTACGCGCCGGGGATGATGATGTCCTTCTGCCGGTCAACGACCCCGGTGATGGAGACGAGCGCCTCGACGATGCCCTGCTCCTCGTCGACGCCGAGCACGGTGCTCGTACCGGGGTCAGCCTGCTTGTACTCGATTCCCACCGGAGTCCTCCGCCGTTGGTGATGGTCCGGCGCATCGTGACCCCGGCCGTCGGCTTACGTCCCAGTCGCGGCGAGCTCAGCCATGAGGGTTCGGGTGCGGCGCAGCGAGTAACGGATGCGGCACCGGCAGTTGATGACCTCCTGCGGCGGGCCGAGCGGGTCGCGCGGGTACCGCAGCATCGCACCGCCGACCAAGAACGGCCGGCCGACCGGCTGTGTCTGGCCGTCCGCCACCCGGTGGGTGGGCCGAACACGGTCGTCGCGCTTGGAGATCCAGGTGCCGGCGACGGTGAAGCCGAGCTTACCGAGCAGGGTCACGGCGGCGTGCCGGCCGGACTCGATGGCCGAGGCGGTCGCGGTGTTGGCCAGGCGCCGTGCCCAGCCGATCATGTCGATGGACCGGATGGCTCGCTCCATGTCGGCGATTGACGCCCCCTGGTGGTCCATCTGGGACAGTCGGTTCGCGAGGCTGGCGGCGGCGCCGGCCGCGGCGAGCCCGACGGCGGTGGCGACCACGGCCACGGCTTCGTACACGGCGGCGGACAGGTCGACCGCGGACACGGCCACCTTGCCCTGGACCGGCTGCTCACCGGTCAGGTCCACCACGGTGCGCAGGGCCGCCTCGTCGCCGGCGGTGGTGAGCAGGTGGGTCACGGCCTGGACAGCCTCCGACCGCCACCGGTCCGGGTTGACTGCGGACATGACGTCGAGCACCCGGTCACCGACCCGCTGGTCGACCGGCATGTTCGGGTCCGGGGTCCAGTGGCGGGTGCCGCTGCGCAGCTTCGGCGACCGCAGGCGGGCGATCGTGCGCTCCGTCCACCGGTCGACCAGCCCGACAAGCGCGGCCGCGACGCGGGCTTCGGCGAGGTCCTGGGCGCGTTCGTCGAGTTCGGACGTTGCGGTGTCGTCCGCCTTGGTCTGCAGGGCCAACGGCTGGCCCGCCTGGGTGGCGGCCTGCTGCCCGTCCTGCCGCATGGCGGCGAGCTGATCGACGGGGGTCGCGAGCGGCGACCGCTCCTGGTCGACCGGCAGCTGGCCAGCCTGTGCCGGCTGCCCGGGCAGCCCGGGCTGCTGTGCCTCGGCGGCTCCGGGTGGCAACTCGCCGGCCATCTGCTGCTGTGCGCTGGGCAGCTGAACCCGCTCCTCGGCGCCGTCCTCCTGGTCGAGCGCCGTCTTACCGCTGGTGGCGAACCACAGCGCCCGGGTCTCCGGGGTCTCCTTCACCTCGTCGGTCAGGCCCGCCAGCTTCGCATACGACCAGATCGACCGGACACCGGCGGCAACCTCCTGCAGGGCGAGCTGCTTCTTCCTGGTGAGCGGGATCTGCAGCTCCTCGACCTCGCTGACGTCAAAGAACGGCTCCAGCTTGGGGTTGTCCCGGTCGTGCAGCTTCGCGGCGATGATGCGGAGGATCGGCAGCATCGTGATGCGCCAGAAGATGTACGCCTCCGCCTCGGCGTTGTCGTAGGTGCGGCCCGAGGCGTTGCCCAGCTGGGACTCGGGAACGCCGAACGCGGCGAGGGTCTCGATCTTCGCGTTCTGCGCCAGCTCCTTGTACTGCATGTCCCGCGGCCGGCTGGACAAGTCCACGAACTCAGCGCCGCCCATGTCCTGGCCGTCAGCGACGACGATTTTGCCGGCGTCGATCGGGCCGACGCCGAAGGCTTTCTCCAGCCGCTTCACGGTTGCGTCGGACGCCTGCCCCTTGAGCGTGACGATGCCGCGGATGTTGCCGTCGTTGCTCATCCACGAAACGTTGACCAGCCGGCCGAGGTCGTCCATCTGCACCGACAGGCCGGCCGCCGACATCGGGGTGACGGACCGGTACGGGTCGAGGGGGTGGTCGTTCTTGATCCACCGGATGTTCCGCATCTCCTCGCCGATGATCTTCCGGATGTTGCCGTCCGGGTACAGGACCTCGAACCGGTCGAGCAGCTGCGGGCCGGGGGAGGGGACTGGCACGGTGCGGTTGGGCGGGAGCACGTCGAGTCGAATCACGTCACCGCGGCGGGAAAACGTGGGCTCGACGAACACGCCACGCGGCGACATCAGCAGCTGCGCGGCGATGCGCTTCTTGATCCCGGGGCCGGAGGTGAGCGGGTTGGCTTCGGGGCCGTTGAGGACCTCGTACATCGGGTGGTCCTCGATGACCTTGCCCTGGCCGTCGCCCTTCTTCTCCCGGTACCGGAACGGCAGCGCCGCCACATGGCTCGTGATGGTTTCGATGGCCTTGAATGCCCAGACGGTGCGCTCGTACACCTCGACGACCGCCCGCTCGACGTCGTACTCCCGCCGCGGCGAGCGGGCGCGCGACATGACGTACGGGTTGTTCGGCCAGAGGTCGTACGTGAACGGCACGAAGGGCGTGAACGCCTTGGCGGCCAGCGCCTTGCGCAACTCTGGGAACCAAGTCATCAGCTACGGCTCCGCGACAGGCGGGCGCCGGCAGCGATCGCGAGCCCCGACAGCCACGCCCAGCCCAGGCGGGTGTCGAAACCAAACGTCACGGTCGTCATGCCGGCCGCCCCGACAAGCAGCAGGACGAGGCCAGCCAGCTCGCGCAGCAGCTGTCGAGAGACACGGACGACGTTCTTCTCGTCGTCCTTCCACACGGCGCGAGGGTCGGCGGGGTTTGTCACGCGCCGCACCGTAGGCGCCGGTGGATGCTTGTGTCCGATCTACCTACTCAGGCGACGGCACGCCAGCCGGCGATGACCTCCAGGGGCGGCATGGGAGGCCGCTGGTAGTTGTGCGGCTCCTCGTGGAGGTGCTCGCACTTCGTGTAGAGGTCGTTGTGGATCGGGCACTTGCGCTTGCGCCGCACCCCGATCGGCCCGCCCCGCAGGTGGGTGTTGTTGTTCGGGTCGTTGGCCACGCACGGTTCGTCCCGCACGTCGTCGAACGGCCGGCGGCACGAGTTGCAGAAGACCTCGAGCACGATGACCTTTGTGTTGATCGGCAGGACCATCGCGGCATCTCGGGCAATCCGGGCCGGATCGTCCTCATCCTCGACCGGAACGTAGGTGGCGGCCACCCAATCGTGGTCGGCACCGGTCTGGTGTCCAGTGCGGGCGGCACGCGCGGCAAGGGTCACAGGCACGACGACCTCCTGCAAGTTGGGGAGGGGCAGGCAGCATTCGTCCGCAGGGGTGAGTGACGGCGGCCGGCCAATGACGTAGGTTGGCTCTCAGTGGCCGCCCACCCCACTTTAGTGGTGCGGTGACGTGAAACCTAGACTGAAGTGGTGAGGCAGCGCAAGAGGGGACCCGACGGCAGTGGCCGACTTCAAGTCAAAGCTGAACGCTCTCATCGGCCAGAGTCGCGATCCGAAGACCGGTCGGCCGTACACGAACGCGCAGATCGCCCGAGAGGTCGGGGTATCGGAGTCGCTCATCGGACAGCTCCGAAGCGGTGTGCGCGCCAACCCGACGTGGCAGACCATCGACGCCCTCGCCAAGTTCTTCAAGGTCCCGGTTGGCTACTTCTTTGACGAGCAGCCGGAGCAACCGTCCACCGTGGACCCGAGAGTCCAGGAAGCCCTACGGAACGCCGGTGTGGTCCACATCGCGACGCGCGCAGCAGAGCTGTCAGAAGATGGGCTTAGAACCGTCATGGACGTCATCGACGCCGTGCTCGCCCGCGAGCAGCTGGACCGTCAATCCCGCCCGAACGGTTGACGGGCGGCTCGCCGGGCGGGCGATTGTGGAAGCAACTAGCTAGATCACTACTCTTGCCCTTGCGCCGTGTCGCTGTTTGATCACGGAGGGCAGCACTTGACAGCGCATTCCCTGGATCTCCTACGCGACGTCGCGGACAGGGTGGATCTACCTGATCCGTGGAGCTTGTCCGCGTTCGCGGAGCATGTGAGCAGGCAGCGGGGCAGGCCGTTTCACCTGCTGCCGATGAGGCTGGCCGACCTTCACGGCATTTGGGTCGCCACTGAAGAGGCCGATTACGTGGCGTACGAGGTCCAGACGTCCAAGCCGCACCAGGCCCAGATCGTTCTCCACGAGTTCGCGCACATGGTGCTCCAGCACGAGCCACGCTCGGGCGAAGATCTCGCCTTGCACCGCAGGGCCCGGCTGCCGTACCAGGCGTGGGAGGAGAGGCACGCCGAGGCTTTGGCGTCACTGCTGCTCCAACGGATCGGCCTGACCCCGGCGCCGCAACTCACCGATGTCCTGTCACCAGCAGCGGCCAGGGTCGTCGGCACTTTCATGGCAGCCGAGAAGGCCGGGAAGGAGCGAGGGCATCATGATCAAGGCGCTGCTGGCCATCTCCCTGTGGCTGTGCGTGGCCGGGCTCGGGTTCATCCTGCACACGCATAGGCCGACATCTCGCTCCGCCACCTGGGGTCTCTTCATCATGATCAAAACGTTGGCGGTGGCGCAGACGTTGGCGATCCCGGCGGTGTACGAGTGGTTGAGCCGCGAGATAGCCCCGAACTATGGGCATCTGTGGTTCACCGTGGGATGGTCGGTAGCGCTGACCGTCGGGATGGCGGTGTTGGCCTACTGGAGGTTCGATCCCCTCCAAGCCAGGCGGCGGATCGGCACCCGCCTCGGCTGGGGCGGGGCGGCAACACTCGCTTTAGTGATCTTGTTCCTCGCGAACCCGACACCGCCAGCACCACCGTCGCTGTGGGCTGTGACCTACGCAGACGAACGGCCAGGGGTTGCCCTGTACTGGCTGATCTGGAGCGGGCTGCAGTTCGCAGCCGGATTCGAGGCTTTCCAGGGCGGCTCGCGGCTCGCCCGAGAACTCCCGAATTTCCCATATATGCGCATGGGGATGCGGGCACTGGCAGTCAGCGGCCTGCTCGCAATGATCTGGTGCTACTTCGACGCCGTGGCCGCGCTGATGAGCCTCGCCGACGTGTCGTGGCTGGCCGACCTTCACGTCTACCGCACAGCCCGTGACTGGACCGTGAACGGCACCGTCGGTTCGATCGCCCTGTTCGTGCTGCTGCCGGTGTCGGTGGTTGTCGGGACCGCGTTGCACCAGGCGGCCCAGTCAATCCGGCTGCGTCCACTGTGGCAAGCGATCATCGACGAGTTCCCCGAGATCACGGTCGTCTCACGCCCGGCGCCGGGCTGGCTCAGGGAGTGGTGGCGGCTGGTGTGCATGCCGGACGCGCTGCCCCTGCACCGGCGGGTCATAGAGATCCGTGACGGCTACCTGCGCCTTCGGAAGTGGCTGTCGCCCGACGTGGCCGACTCAGCAGAGTTCCACGCCAAGTCCCACGGGCTCAGCGGCGAGCGGCTGTCGGCCGCGGTCGAGGCCGCCATGATCATGGTCGCGTTGGAAACCAAGAAGCGCGGCTGGGAGCCGCCCGACCTTGGCGAGATCGGCGTCGGATCGGGTGTGGACTTGTCCAGTGAGGCCAGCTGGCTGGTCAAGGTCGCCGACGCGATGCGATCACCCGCGGTGCGCGCGGCGGTTGAACACGTCCTGGCCCGCGAAGAGGAAAAGGCCAAGGGGCCCCGCAGGTGGTTGGTGGAGCAGTACGAGCGTCTCGGTGTACCAGACCCGATGAAGCAGGTCGCGCGCGGCGTCGCGTCGGTTACGCCCCGGCGATGATCCGCACCGTGTCAACGACCGGCTCGTAGATCGCGAGTGCGATCGCCTCCGCCCGGTCGGGCGAGGTCACTCCTCGCTTGCGCATCGACTCCTTGCTCTCGACGACCGTCTCGCCAGCGGTGTTGGTCGTCTTCCGCGGGGCGCTGATCTGGTTCGCGGTGCGCTGGTCGACGCGCAGCCGCAGCGCCGGGTCACCGTCCGGCGGCCGCGGGACCAGCAGGGACCGCAGCGCGAGCCACATCTCGTCCCGCTTCCGGGCTGGCCGGAGTGTGGCCGCGTCGGGGGTGCGACGCGGCCGCTCCCGCACGTCCACGCGCACGATCTCGGCCTCGTGCTTGCCTTCCTCCCGCCACGCCTCGAGCTGGGACGCGACCGCCCAGCCGACGCCGATGACGTCCACCTTCACCCGCACCCGGTTCTTGGACCCGAGCGCCCGGGCGATCATCTGGGCGCGGAGGATCTGCTCGAGCACCCGACCGGACACGTCGACCGCGTTGTGGTTGGCCTCGCCGGCGGCCCGGTGCTCGATGGTCACCAGGTCGCCGATCGCCCGGGCGACGACCACCTCGTCACCGCCGTCGGCGGCCACGTCGACCCCGAGCCGCACCCACGAGCCGGGCAGCACCAGCCACTCCCGGGTCTCCTCCGGAACCCGCAGCGACGCCAGCGTGACCGCAGCCGGGTCGTCCGGCTCGTCCATCGCGATCGCCGCGTCCACCCACGAGCTCGGGATGAGCGTGTCCGGCCCACCGTGCGGGAACTTCGCGTGGACCTTCGCGATCACGTACCGGCTGTCGGGGCCGTGGTCCGCGATCTGGGCCTGCACCCATCGCTGGTCGACCAGATGCTTCGCGAGCGAGTGGGGTGGCACGCTCGCCGGACAGGACCGGCACTGAGGTGCCTCCTCACCCGTGAACGCCGGCGTGTCGTACGCCGAGATCGGAATGACGTTGACGTCGAACGTATCGCTGGCGTCGCCGCCGGCCTTGCTGGTGCACAGCCGCTCGAACCAGGTGTCCTCGTCGTCCGTGGGCGGGTTCCCGATCGCCAGCATGTGCGAGTCGGAGCCGACCAGCAGACCAGCCAGGTTCCGGCCGATCGCCGGGGCGATACCACCGGCCTCGTCGACCACCAGCAGCAGGTGGGGCGCGTGGATACCCTGCACCGCGTCCTCGGCGTGCGGGGCCGCGGCGATGCCGTACGCCTGCGCGTGCTGCAGCCCCATGTGGTCGGTGATCGTCCACTGCGCCTGGTCGATCCGGCCGGGCAGCCCGGCCCGGGTGACGATCCCGCGGATCTCCGGCCAGATCTGCCGCAGCACCTGACGCCACCGCGGCGCCAACGTGACCACCTTCGCCGTGCCGGGCGGGTGGACCATGTAGAACCAGGTCGCGGCCAGCGCGGCGAGCCGCGTCTTCCCGGACCCGAAGCACGACGGGACCGCGGTGACCTGGTGCTCGGCGATCGACCGCAGCACCCGCTTCTGCACCGACCACACGGCCTCGCCCAGCACCTGCTCGACGAACCCAACCGGGTCGCCCTGCCACAGCGCGTACGGCGTGCCCATCTCCATCGCCGAGGCCTGCATGACCACGGCGATGTCGGCCTCGCTCAGCTCCTTGAGCGCACGCCACCGCTGCGCCGGCGGCGCCTCGAGCAGGGCGGAGAGCAGGTCCCGCGCGATCGCCGATCGGTCAACGACGGGTCGACGATCGCGGACAGCGGTACGTCTACCGGCCATCAGCAGATCAAAGGACGTCGGTGGGGGTCACCGGCGGATCATGCCCGGGGTGGCCGGATAGCGTCCTACGTGGTATCATTTGTGTGTGCGGGCGAGCGACCCGCACGGAGGGAGTTGGAAAGTTGGACCTGTTGTTCGACGAGGCCAACCTGCTCCTCGTCCCCGTCATCGACGTTCCCGGTGAGCGCTGCCCGGCGTTCCTCCTCCAGACCGCTGATGGCAAAGAGGGGTGCGGGAACCACGACTGCGGCCTTGGCAACCACGTCCCCGGGCCCGGCGAGTGGGTCCACCGGTGCCGCTACTGCGGCTACTCGTGGAACCTCTACGAGTCCCCCGAGGACTGGGCTGCCAGCTAACGTTGAGGCCCCTGCCAACTAGGCAGGGGCCTCAACGTCTACATCGGCCGATGGTGGTACGTGGTGGTCTTCTGCCTAGTGAACAGCCAGTGGAAGAACCACACGATGCCCCAGCAGCCGCAAGTCACGAACGTCAGGATGAGGTGCACCGTCGTGCCCATGGCGCTCAGCCCGGTCTTGGAGACCGTCTTCGTCGGAGGCGGATAGCCGGGCGGGTAGTTCGACGGCGGTGGCGGATACGTAGCCGGCAACTGCTGCTGCTGGTACCCGGGCTGCGGGGGAGGTGGCGGGTACCCGGCCGGCGGGTACGGCTGAGGAGCTGGCTGCTGGTATCCGCCGGGGCCGGCCGGTGGTTGCGCCCCCGGGGGTGGAGGTGGAGGGGTCGTCATGGCAGCACAGTCTGCAACATGCGCCTCACCCGGCGTTGCCCCAGGGTCCAAGGTATGCAGATGCCCCACCAGCAAGATCGCCGGTGGGGCATCCGTCATGCTCCGCGACCGCCCGCCAACCGGGAATAGTAGTCGTCCTCCATCTCGGCAGTGGCCGCGATGTCGAGCGTGTGCTGGTTCGCGACCGACTCGGGGCCGACCTCGCCGAGCGGGAGGCCGGCCTCCTGGTCGGCGTACTTGCGTACCCACGCCGTGTGGGCGGCCTCGGTTGCTCGGAGCCGCTCCAGGCGCGCCGCTGACGGCCTGACTAGAGCCACAGCACTGCCTCCCACTGCGATCCCATGCCGAGCCGCAAACCCAGCCACGTGTCAGTCTGCGGGCTCATGCCGGGTTGCCGGCCGATAGCGACGAACTCAGCGGGCGTCGGGAAGTCGTCGCTCCCCAGCCCGCCTTTCGTACGCTCAAGAATAGCACGAGCGTCGATGAGTTCGCGCTTGAGTTGATCACGCAACGCGATCAGCTTCGCCTCGTCCCCGACGTTCTCTTTCTTGATCAACGGCACCGTCTGTGTGATCTCGTACCTGTCGTCGGCGATTCGCTCCGGGGCGCGCGGGCGGCCGCCTTCCCGCTCGATCCGGATGTCACGGAGGAGCCGGTTCACCGCCCGCAGCGCGGATTCGTTCTCGGGGATGATGACCGACCGGAGCCTGGTGATCATCGAGTCGGCAGCGTCCTGGTCGCGGAAGTCGAAACCCGCCCGGGCCCAGGCGTACCCGCCGACGTCGAGGCTGGCGAACAGGTGGATTCGCTCGACCCCGCCGGCCCTGTACCAGGCCTTGAGGTGCTCGAGGTACTCGGTCGCGAACCCCTGGCCGCGGACGCCCGGGTTGAGCTTGAGGATCTCGTGACGGGCGTTGAGCCCGGGCCCGTCCTCGTCGTCCTCGGTCCCGTCGGTCAGGAATCGTTCGCCGCCACCGACGAGGTTGCCGTCGTCGTCGTAGATCGAGATGTCGATGACGGTCTGGCCGGGCCTGAACCGAACCTCGTCCACCTTCACCGTCAGGCCGCCGAAGGTGCCCTCGTACGCCTCCCGGATTCCCTCCATCGCGGCGTCGCGGTCGAAGCTGCCGTCGTCGTCGTACGGCAAGATCACGTCGCGGGGCAGGTATTCCCAGTCCCTTCCCTGCGATCCCCGGCCGGCCGCGGCCGATGACCGTGCCGGCCGTGCCCGTGGCACGTCGCCGATGGCCCCGATGAGGTCGCTGACCCAACGGCCGGAG